TCAATTGTTGATGCTAATCAGAAACTTACCCAGTTAGCGATTGAAAAGGAAAGACTGGCTCAAACCAAGTTTTTGAAAGAACAAGAGGCGAAAGAGCCCCAACCGGATATTATTCCGCCGACGGCTACTCCCCATGCTCCCGCTCCGAGTGACCGAGCGAAACGCTGGGCTGACGACAACGAGTGGTTTCATGATGACGATGTCATGCATGATGCAGCACTTGCAATCCATAAAAATTTACTCAAAGGTGGGGTTGTAGGAGATAGTGATGAGTATTATAATGAACTTAACAAACGAATACGGAATTATTTTCCGAATAAGTTTGAAAAACAACAGGAGCAAAGGAAACCCGTCACGACCGTTGCCCCTGCAGTGCGTAATCAAGGTGGACGCAAGACTGTGAGACTCACCAAATCACAGATAGCAATATCTAAGAAATTAGGGGTGCCACTAGAGGAATACGCGAAATACGTTAAATAGGAGAAAACTATGAAAAAAAGTGAAACGACAACGTTAACGCGCGAGTCTGAAACGCGAGAAAAACAAAAACGCAAAACGGATTGGACTCCACCATCAAGTTTAGATGCGCCGCCTGTTCCAAAAGGCTTGGTACAGAGATGGATTAGAGCGGAAACCATGGGTTTTATGGATTCTGCAAACGTCTCCAAGTCTTTAAGAGAAGGTTGGGAATTTGTTAGGGCTGATGCTCTTGAAAAAGAAATTGGTGTTAATGATTTTCCGGCAATACAGGAAGGTAGATATAAAGGGCTCATCGGGGTTGGTGGCCATTTGCTGGCACGGATACCGGAAGAGATTATGCAGTCGCGCAAAGAGTATTTTGATAAAAAAACTCAAGACCAAATGACCGCGGTTGATAATGATCTTATGAAGGAACAGCGACCTGAAATGCCGATCAATATTGATAGGCAAAGCAGGGTAACCTTTGGTGGTGGTTCGAAGAAATAATTTTTTTGATATCACTATCGAATTTGTTTAACAATGTAACCATACAAGGACGACGACATGGCAAATGAAACAGGAAACTTCGGTCTAAGAGCGGCGAGGCAACTGGATGGATCTCCATACAATGGTGCACAAAACAGATATCGCATACTTAAAAACTATGGGACAGCGCTTTACCAAGGTGACTTGGTAATGACTTCTGTTAATGGAACAATCGAGAGAGCTGGCGCAACTAGCAATCCGGTTGTTGGTGTATTCAACGGAGTATTTTATACAGACCCTACGACTTCCAAACCGACGTGGAAAAATTATTATCCTGCAACTATTTCTGCTAATGACATCATGGCTCAAGTTATCGATGGTCCAGATGTAGTATTCGAAATAAACGCGGATGCTACTTTTACGGTTTCTCATTTGTTCGCTAATTACAAAATTAACGCAACAACTGGGTCAACGTTATCTGGTCAAGGTAGAGAAAGCCTCGATGTAGCTACAGCAGATTCGTCTTCAACTTTCGTTTTGAAAGCTGTTGACATTTCGCAGGATCCTAATAACTCCGACATAACAGCCTCTTCTGGGGTTAATGTGTTGGTTGTTCTAAATGCCCACTCGTATAAGTCTGGTACTGTAGGTCAAACATAATAGGAGATAGATCATGGCAATATCACGAGCACAGCTAGTTAAAGAACTAGAACCCGGTCTAAATGCCCTATTCGGACTGGAGTACGACAGATACACAAACGAAACAGCTGAAATCTTTACGACAGAAACGTCGGACAGAGCTTTTGAAGAAGAAGTAATGCTTTCTGGTTTTGGTAGCGCAGCTACTAAAGCAGAAGGTGCATCGGTGACTTTCGATGACGCAAAAGAAGCGTTCACCGCAAGATACACTCACCAAACGATCGCACTAGCATTCGCTATTACTGAAGAAGCAATCGAAGACAATTTGTACGACAGATTAGGCAATCGTTATGCGAGGGCACTAGCTCGTTCTATGGCTAACACGAAACAAGTTAAGGGAGCGGAAATTCTAAACAACGCGTTTAGTTCTTCTCAACTTGGTGGTGACGGTGTTGTATTATGCAGCACAGCCCACCCAACTGTTTCGGGCACTAACTTGTCAAACACGTTCACAACTCAAGCAGACTTAAGTGAAACTTCTTTAGAATCAGCACTTATTAATATTGCTGCATTCATCGACGAAAGAGGACTTAAGATCTCTATTCAAGGGACTAAATTGATACTTCCAAAAGAATTACAATTTACAGCTGAAAGAATCTTAAAATCTCCGTTGAGAGTTGGAACTGCTGACAATGACATTAACGCTATCGCGAACATGAATATGATTCCAGAAGGATATAGAGTCAATCACTACTTGAATGACACTAATGCCTGGTTCATAAAGACTGATACGCCGAATGGCTTTAAACACTTCGTTAGAGCAGCTTTAAGAACAGCTATGGAAGGCGACTTTGATACTGGAAACGTTCGTTACAAAGCTAGAGAAAGATACAGCTTCGGCTTTTCTGATCCTAGATGCGTATACGGATCTTCTGGATCAACGTAATCTTAATAACAAACACTAATAGAAAGGGGCGGAGTTTACTTCGCCCCTTTTTTTATGTATATTTCACTCACTATACAATTATTAATTTGGTGCAAACGAGTATAGTCGACGGCCTAAAGATTGCATCATATAAATTAGGAGGATTATAATCATGGCAACAACTACATTTTCGGGACCGATAAAAGCGGGACCGATTAAAGTTACGACTGGTACTACAGTTGGAACGGATATGAAAAATACCGGCCAAGTTGTAATGGCACAAACTACATCTCTTGACCTGTCAAGCGGAGCATTCACAGCAACAGCATCAGATATGATCATTCCAGCAAATTCACAACTAATTGATATCGTTTTTGATGTTGTCACTGCAGCAAGTGGTACAACAGATATCAGTGTGGGTGAGGTTGGCGGATCAGCAGTTCAATATGTAAATACTTACACAATTGGAACGACTGCGGGTAGACACTACCCAACAACTGACGCTGGTGGCGCTTCTGTTTGGACAGATATTGGAACTAGTGATGTCAGAATGAGTGTGTCTAACTCAGATGCAACAAGTTCTGGTGAAGTTAGATTGACTGTTCTGTATCAACAAAACAATAACCTAGCGTAATAAAATAATGTGAGCTCCTTCGGGGGCTCACGACTAAGGAGAATTATGGATAAAGTAAATGTAAAATCGATAAACATGACCGCAACTGGTTACATTACTGGTAGTGATAGTGCGGAACGACCTACCCGAATATTTGGGGTTTATTATCTTGCTGATACGACAGCAGGAAGTATTACTTTTAAAAATGGTACATCAGGTGCAACGGTTCTTAAGGTAGATACACCCCTAGGATCAGCAACTGCAGGAGAAGCTACAGCTTATCAAGTAGAGGTTCCCGGCGATGGTTTGTATTGTTCTACGAATGCTCATGCTACTTTAGCGGGTATAGACATGATTACAGTTTTCTACCAATAAAATTCATTTAAAAAAGGGGGACCCATGTTTACAAAATGGATAAAAACAAAATTTAAACAGATATGGGACTATTTGAACAAAGATGGCTGAAACTAGATGCAAAAGTTGTAACTGTCAGTGTCATTGTTCGGTAATGAGTCACTCCGATATGCTGGGAATTTGTCCCTGTGAAACGTGTAAGTGTGATTCAAAAGGAGTTACTGTAGATGACTCAAAGGAGTGCGAAACATGTCAATAGATCCAAAAAAATGCTGTGGTATGCACTCAAAAGAAAAAGAAGACAGCGGAGAGTGTTGTCAGGTAGAAGAAAAAGAGCGCGCAGAAGCGCTAACTTATGAACAAAGCTTTGTCATTAAATCCCATTCTGTGGTAGACTCACCCCAACTAAAGGATACAAATGAATAAACTATTTTTAATGCTCGCACTGTTATTTGCCTTGAGTGCCTGCTCGGTAGGCAAAAAATGTACTTATACCCAAGAAGGAACGAAGATTTCATCTTGGATATGGTTTTATGGTAGCGACAAACCGATTGATTTAGACAAAAACAATTGTACTTAGGAGTATATGGAAATTGATGAAGTATTTTTACACGTTTTTAATACTGACACTAATGGTGTGTTCAACAGCTTACGCGGGTTCAACCCAGTCTAACGTTTCTGGGTCTAATACTGCTATTGAAGGTGGATATGAATCTAGTACAACTTACCAATCAGGAAGTGAATCAACTTCAACGACATCCAATACAACAACGTCTAATATAAGATCGTCTCCTCCTACCGCAGGAGCTCCTTCTTATAATTCTATGACACAAGATGTGTGCGCCGTAGGTGCATCAGCAGGAATTCAAACTTTTGGAGTTGGAGTATCGGCAGGAAAACATTTTATTGACAAAAATTGTGAACGACTTAAATTAGCT